ATGCTTGACGATATTGACCAACACCAGCAGTGGGAGATGATGTTGCTCCTGTTATTGGAGCAGATGTTTTTTGTTGCGCAGCCATAGTAGCTTGGTCTTGCGCTTGCTGACCAACATTCATTCCGCTCAATGCGCTTTTTGCAGCAGCTTCGCCTTGTTGTTGCGCCTGCATTCCAGCTTGTTGTTGAGCTTGAATTTGAGCTTGCCTTTGCCTTTCAGCTTCAGCGGCAGCTTGTGCGGCTTGCTGCTGTTGTTGCATAGCCATGAACGCAATCATTGGATCAGGGCCAGAAGACTGTTGCTGTTGCTGCTGTTGCTGCTGTTTAGGTTGTGATCGTCGTCCTCCCATAAATTAAAAGAATTTGTTGGTTGTTAGCACGGCATTTAACTTTGTTCAAGAACTTTTTTGCGAGCTTCTTTGCAAAGATCGCTTCCCAGTTCAAATTGCCTGCAAGAATTTGGTCTATCATTGTAAATCTTGCAACAAACAGATTCTCCAATTTTTCCATCAAGAGCAATGCAGCGATTATCAATTGTTTTCATCAGTGGATAATCTGTTCTTACCATTTCTTTTGGAATGCTTGCAGCATCTAAACGATCTCGCCTTAATACAGGCCATGACCATTTGAAACAACAACAAGCACCGCATGATTTGCAGTCAAAATTATCTACTTGTTCCATGTCACGGGTCGAAATCCAAGGTCTTCGTTTACCAAGTCTTCGTATGGCGCAAGGTGAGAAATGTTTGATATTTTAGCTTTTAATTTAGGACAATCAACATATTTTCCTTCATGCCTATTCACGCAATTAAAACAAATAGGATAGAAGTCTGCATTAAGTGACTTGTCGGGATTGTTTTTCCATTTGTGGTAATCTTTCACATACCTTGTCGGGTCTGGCTGAACTCCGTTGTCTTCCAGATACTGAAAAATATCGTCGTCTGTCCAATCTCGCATTGGATACAATGACATTGGCGAGTTTTCAGCATAACGAATATCAACCGAAAGTGGAACGTGACCTTTAATCAGGTCTGTGTCTGAATACTTGGTTCCAATATACACTGCTCCCCAAGGCCAATTAAAACTGCCTGTAGGACGCTGTAGAACGTCAGTAACGGCACACAGGAAGTCTTCACCCTCTTTTGGTCGTTCAGTTCCGAGAGAAAGGCATACAGCGGTTCCTTGCCCCCACTGGTAATATTTGATGAAGTCAAAGCGTAGTTCACCATTTTCAACGTCAGGCCCATCAGCAATGGCAATTTTGCTTGGAGCATAATCGTAAACCTCCAGCTTCCACTCTTTGATCAAACGATCTGAATAAGCATATCGCTCGCGCAATTTTGGTTCACGATACTGGATGACGGGAAGATCAATTCCTGCGCCAAACTTGATCAAGTGCAGCAGTGCCGTGGAATCTTTACCTCCACTCCACAAAACTACTGCCCTCGGCCATCTTTTGTTCCATTCTTTGATTTTATGTATTGTTGTATCTATTAGTTGTTTCATTAAATAATAATAGCAGCACCCAAAACAGCGCCAGCAACAGCACCGCCAGTTTGAATCATTTGTCCTTTTTGAGCGTTACCACTTGCAGCATTTTGTTGAGCATTTTGAAGCAACATTTGCTCGTAATTTTGCTGACTTTGCTGTTGATTCTGATTAATTTTTTGAAGCTGTCCAAGGTTAGAATTAATCCAATCTGATGTCGATTGATTTAGTTGCTGCGCTCCTTGCATGACATTGCCCTGATACTGCTGCATGGCGGCGAGGTTTTGAGCTTTTGCAGCTTGTTCCGCAGCAATAATAGACGCTGGATCAAGACCACCGATTGGTGCTGGAGTTTGAGCAAGATAGCCCTGTTGAATTGCAAGGTTCTGCAACCTTGCCTGCCTTCCAGCTTCTGTTGCTTGGTCGTAAACAGCAGACCTTCCAATTAAGCTATCAGTGCCAAGTCCAGACTGGTTCATCAATCCCTTCTTGACTGCCCAATTGTCCATCCAAGTCTTTGTTGCCCCCAAGTTAGTCGCCTCGGCAACTTTAGAACCAAGCTCATCGCGCATCTTGGCAATCTCTGGATTAAGCAAACGATCAAACTCCTTTGAGCGTTGCAAATTGTCCATTCCAAACTCTGCCGCTTGCTGAGATGTTTTTGCGGCATCAAATGACTGCATCAATGGAGCTTGAGATGCGTAGGATTTAAGAAGACCCGCTTGATTTTGCAACATCGCAAGTTGTCCTTGCGCTTGAATTCCTAAACCTTGAAGTGCTGCTGTTGGGTCTGGTTTTTGATAAGCCATAAATTATACAGTAGCTTTAGGAACAGTTCCTTTGGCGTATTGATATTCTCCGGGTATGTTTTTCCCAGCAGCATACAATCCTCCAACGCCTTGTGCCGCGCCTTGCACCATGCTTCCTCCAGCTTGCGCGTATGCACCTGTCATTGCGCGTTGAGAAGCGAGATTTTGAGCTTGCTGACCAAGCAATGCGCCTTGGTAATTCAACTTGTTTTGAGTTGCATTTTGTTGCAAGTTTTGGAAGTTTGCACCAGCTTGCGCCATTTGATCAGAAACAGATTGATTGAATCCTCCAATGTTTCCATACATTGCATTTTGCCAATTTTGAAGTGCTTGCAAATTAGATGCCTTTGCCGCTTCTTGTGCTGAAATAGAGGTTGATGGGTCAATGCCTCCAACCGGAGCTTGCATTTGACGAAGAACTTCTTGTTGAAGCGCAAGGTTTTGTTGATCGTAGTTAGCCTTGGCTTTTAATGCGGCATCGTATGTTGCAGCTTGCCCAATAGTAGAGTCACCAAGACCAGTCTCATATCCTTGAATAAGTCCTTGGTTACGCGCCCATTCGTTCATGTATTGAGCGGCATTGTCCATGCTGGCAAGGCGAGCGAGTTCCGCGCCTTGAGCTTGGCGCATTTGAGCAGCTTCTGGCGAAACCATTTTTTCCATTTCACGGGAACGCTGGACATTAGCCATGCCGAGTTCTCCAAGCCGCTTTGACTCTTTAAGAGCATCGTATTCTTGCTGCGCTGGAGCCATTTTAGCATATGTATCAAGCAATTTAGCCTGCGTTGCTTGTTGCTGTGCTTGGGCTTGCTGCATTGCCATTTGAATTGCCAGATCACGCGATGAATCTGGTTTACTCAAATATTGCTGTGCATTAACTGTTTTTGACCCACCCATGATTAAAAATTGGTCATACTATAAATTTCACGATCTGTTTTTGTCAAACCTAATTTATTCATAATTTCATTGTTAAAATTAGGCCGATCATTGATTAGTGGAACTCCAATGTATCCGGGTTGTCCAGAAAGTTGCGAATGCGCTTTCCAATCGCTCATCACTTGGATGACATCTTGTGGTCGCGTGTGTTGTGGGTGAAAGGCAGGATAGACGACAGGAAGAAATACATGATCAGAATATCCAAATAACTTGCCATTAGAATAATGCGCGTAAACATTGATATTCGGATGTTCGATGATTTCATGGTCAAATTCTTGCGCGAAATCTTGCAATTCATAGAACTCGTTTGTCCCATGTTTTGCGTATTTATATTCAATTCTTGTTCTCATATATTTATTTAATTTGTTCCAACTACCACTTCATTTCCGCTCAATTCCGTTGGCAAGTATCCTTTGAACCTCTCCGCTTGTTGCTGAATAACCTTGTTTCGTGTGGCAAAATTACCACAAACAACGCAAGGCAGGCAATTTTCAACGTCGATTGGAATTGGAACAGAAGAATAGAGTGGCACAACTGGATCATCGCCAAATGGTGAAACAAAGCGGTTAGGAAAACTGGTAACTTTTACAGAAGCGTCAACGATGGATGGCATATTAGCAAGGATTAAGTATTCTGTATTGGTTTGCTGCCGAATTTGCCGCTTGTTGAGCAAGAATTCCAGCTTGTTCTTCGGCGTGCGTAAATGAAATGCTTGACAAGAACGATGCTGCTGCCGTTGCGGAAATTGACGATGAAGATGGACAGGTCAAAGTAACAGTTCTATAAACTTTCGCATACCAACTTTTTTGTTCTGTTTGCGGAACTTCATACGGACTTGGCAGCAAATCAAGCGTCAATGTTGATCCATCTTGAGCAAGCAAACAAGATTTTTTTTCATCTGAATTTGGAACACCAGTTGACCTTTCACTCCATGGGTCTTGAAACATCCGAATTGTTTCTACCCCGAACTCTCCGCACCATTCGACAAGTATAGAAAAGCCCTTGTCTATGTCCGTTGTGAGATATGATTCGCACGTTTCTGCAACCGCATTTCGAGTTGTTGATTCAGTAATCAAACGACGATATTGAGTGTTTAGAAAACCAAATTTTTCAACCTCTGGAGCAAGTGGAGTGTCTTGCCATTGATAGTCCTCTGTTACTGCCAGAATGCGCGTGTCAAGGATTGATTGATATGGCCCCTTGCTTCCTCGATATGACGTTTTAACATCTGCTGTGCCGCCAATCTCGCAACACTCAAGTTCTGCATAAACAAACTGCTTGTAGTCCATGCCGTCACCAAGAAGCGCAGTTTCGACTTGCGAGTAAATGCGATTGAATAGTTCAGTTGTTGAACCATCCGCATTGATGCTCAAATATGAGTCAACGCGATTTGAGGTGAATGATTCCCAAAGTGAAATGTAAGAACCATCGTTGGTCGCGGAATAATCAACGGAGAAATGAAAGCAACGAGGTTGCCCGTCTACAATGCCTGTAGTCCATTCAACTGGTCTTGTTCCTGTCCAAACTCCGCACCATGCAGGTTGTCGGCTTGATCCCATTTCCGCTGCCACTGCCCAATCCATCACCATTGTAGCTGAATTTAGCGGCTCAAGATACGGAATGCTGTAAAGCAAATAATTCTCAAATGATGTCGCGCAAATTCCCGTTTGATCTCCTGCCATGTATGCTTTCGCTCGCACCATTTCAACGTCTTTGTATAAGACTTGAGATGACAAGTAAGCATTTCCAGCAACGTCCGCTGAAACCAATCCGCCTTGCGAAAACCACCACATTTGACCTGCTTGAAATGCGATAGATTTACCGGCGATGCAACCTACATTCGCAAACAAAATAGTTTGAAAATTAGGCGTTGTTCCCCATGCTGCCCTATCGTAAATTCCGCTGGAAAGAGCATATGTTTCACGATCTGTGAACACATACAACTTTTGATCGTTGTTTTGACCTACATAGTTTACAAGCGCAGTTACAGGTCGAGTGAACGAAAAGTCTCCACGTCCTGATCCTGTTGTGCGTTCCTGCCAGCTTGTAGGATCGCCAAGATCAGACGCAAGCACGATGTTTTTGTTAGCAACCCAAAGTCGATTGCCAGAATACGCCATCCAAAACCCAATTGGAACGTCCGCATCTTGAACTCCAGTAGTATTTGATCCGTCCCAATAAACAGGAGCGTTCACACCATCTTGAATGAATAGAACGCGATGCGAAGGAGTCACGGAAACATCACCACCAGTCGAAATGTTTGCTGATTTGGTTGCCAGCGTGAAACAAAATTGTGAAACATTTGGATCAAGCGAAACATTGGTCAATTGGAATGGTTTCCAATCTTGAGGTTGTGTTAGTGGGAATGGACTCCAATAAACCTTGCCGTTTACAGCAAATACGATGTATGGCAATTCATTAGCTTCAACTCCTTCACCATTTGTTCCGTAAATTTGCGTAGATGTTGTTTCGCTTGCCGCCTTGAATTGCTTGTTTGCAAGAAAAAGAATGCCGCCTTGAAAATTCCCCGGAGGTAGCGACAAACGCATTGATTGCCCCGGTCTGGTTTGAGCAATTCCACCTCGGAACTGACAATTAACAGCCCATTTAACTTGGTTCTCTGGCAATGCCCACGGATTGCGAACCGAGTTTACGCCTTGAGTCCAACCAGTAGTTGTTTTTAACTGCCGTCCAGAAGTAATTTGCGGTGATTTCATGTTACCACATCACAGGGTCAGCACCATCACCTTCCGCATAGCAAACGGAATTGATTTGCGGCACTGCCATAGCATGACCATCAATTGATTCTTGTTGGTTTTTAAGATATCCAAATGAAATCTGCCAATAGCGCATAGCTTGATCAGCAAAATCCTTGTCTTCCAAGTCTACGGCATGAACAGCAGCAATAATTGCGCGTTCTTGTTCAAGCGGGATATAGTCATAAACACTCGAAATGCTTGGATTGCTAACCTTGTAAATAATCCTTGCCCACGCACAAGGTTTGCCAATGCGAATCCTGCGGTAGCTTGGATTAATTTCAGTAGGATGATATTGACCAATCAACGTCATATCGTTGCTGCGTCCGTAATCCCATGCGTAAAGACTAACATATCCATCAGTAAGAGGCTTTTCAATATGTGCAACGCTCTTTACAAAGATTGGATCAGAAATTGCATCAACAAAGAACGTGGATGACACAGAATTGCCTGTTGTCGTGTAAGTTCTGCGTCCAGTTGTCGAAGTCAAATTACGCGCATTAGAAAGCGTGTCGTAAAGCTCGAAAGAATTGTTATCGATGCGACGAACATAATAATTCGTGTTTGGCAACAATCCAATTGGCAACGTGTCTCCTTCTTTTGCGCGAGTTACAAGCACTGTTCCTGTCTCGTAGAGCGATGAATCTGCAACAATGTTGTTTGATGGTTGAACTATGACATCACGAATAATATCAAGGCTCAGTTGCCCTGTTCCTGTGCTTGTCAATACAACTGGCGAAATTCCACTATATGCACGGACGGAATCGCCAATAATTTTGATAGTGTAATTTGTTCCGGCAACCAATGGCAACGGAAGTATTCCAGAAGTGCTAAATCTAACAACCTCATCTTCAGTCAAGAACGCAGTATTTACAGGTTTGATTAGATTTGAATCAACTGAAGGAGAAACCTGCGTCCGAATTGCGTAATATGTTTGTCCAGTTCCAAACGAATCAATGTTGATAAG